ACGTCTGAAGGTTGTTTTGAAATTGGTGTCACTATCAGTAATCCTGTATTTACTGAAGATGCCATTAACAAAAGAAAACACGAACGGGAGTTATTAAATAAAGTATGCATTGTTTCAATGCTGGCCCGTTTACGTCTGATGCCAAAAGGATGTGCACAATGAATCCAGTATTTGCACTTATTCTGACGGTTTTTCTTGTTTCCGGAGAGTCAGTTGATATTGCAGTCAGTGTTCACAGAACAATGCAGGAATGTATGGCAGCAGCAACCGAACAGAAAATTCCAGGCAACTGTTATCCGGTCGATAAAGTTATTCACCAGGATAATAACGAAATCCCGGCAGGATTTTAAAACAGCACCGTAATAAATATCCAGTTTCATTCTTATATGTCAGCAATGGCAGAGATTTGTTCACCCTTAAATCTGTGATGAGGTTTACCAATAATGAGCACTGATAAAGAAGAATTTGCACTATATTGCGAAGCAAAAAATGACAAAGTAAGAAAACGCCTAGGAATTAAAGGTGGTTTTTACTGGACTACAGCAAAAAAATTATCTGTTGCAATCTCCCGCTGCATTACCGCAATGGATGACAACGATTATGATGAAGACGACTTTAAAAAACCCGTCCGCGTCAATTTGCCCGTTGTTGACGACCTTCCGCCAGAAGGCGTGTTTGATACTGAATTCTGCAACCGCTATGAAAAAGGCGGGAAAGATGGCATCACAATGACATTTATCGGCCCTTCCCCCTCTGTTCAGGACAAACCAGCCAGCACTGACAATACCAACATCAACGGCGAAGCCATGACTGAGATTGAGGAGAGCATGCTTCTGCCTGTCTCCGGTCAGGAACTGCCCATTCGTTGGCTTGCTCAACACGGCAGCGAAAAACCAGTAACGCACGTTTCACGCGACGAACTCCAGGCATTACACATTGCACGGGCTGAAGAACTACCGGCTGTTACTGCCCTGGCTATTTCGCATAAAACCAGTCTGCTCGACTCGCTGGAGATTCGCGACCTCCACAAACTGGTTCGTGACACTGACAAAGTTTTCCCTAATCCTGGTAATTCAGACCTGGGACTAATAACTGCTTTTTTCGAAGCATACCTAGACGCTGACTACACTGATCGGGGTTTGCTGACAAAAGAGTGGATGAAAGGAAATCGTGTTTCACGCATCACCCGCACGGCTTCCGGTGCTAATGCTGGCGGTGGGAACAAAACCGATCGCAATCCGAATTTAGTACACACCCTCGACACACTGGATGTGGAGATTGCAGCAGCCACACTTCCGATGGATTTTAATATTTATGAAATTCCGGGCAGCGTTTATCGTCGCGCAAAAGAAGTAGTCCTGAACAAAGAAAGTCCGTTCAAAGAATGGTCCGCAGCACTTCGTGCAACCCCGGGTATTCTGGACTATTCCCGCGCCGCTATTTTTGCACTTATCCGAAGCGCACACCCTGAATTTTATCACTACCCGGGACGCCTTCAGGGGTATATCAACGCCTATTTGACGGAAACTGATCACGAGAACCCCAGCAAGGAAACTCTCACAGCTGCCCGGCATACGCCGGAAAAAGATATCCTGGAAGAAATTAACCGCGAGGTGGTTACTGAGCGTGAAACAGAAGAAGAAAAACCACAACCATCTGACGCAATGGCAGGTGAACAGGCAACAACTGAAACAATGGAACCGGATACAACTGAACATGGCCAGAACGCGCAGTCGCTGGATGCTCAGTCGCAGGTGAGTTCCGCTAACCAAGTAAAAGTCACCGCTGACGAAGTAAACAAAATTATGCAGGCAGCCAATATCAGCCAGCCTGACGCCGATAAGTTACTTGCTGTATCGCGTGGTGAATTTGTTGAGGGGATTAGCGACCCTAATGATCCGAAATGGGTCAAAGGGATCCAGACTCGCGATTCTGTGAACCAGAACCAGCATGAATCGGAACGGAACGACCAAAAAGCGGAACAAAACAGCCCAAATGCGTTACAAAACGAGCCAGAAACGAAACANTTCTATATTTTTCCGCCTTTCCTGTTCCTCCTGGCGCAATAGCCTTACATCATCTGCCAGTCTGGTTTCTCTTTTCGCCACAGAGAGCATCCAGTTCAATCGACAATTTTTCCAACTGCTCTTGATGCTTCTTGTATTCCTGATATGCGTGCCAAGACTGACCTTTGCGCACACTATCAGTGATATCAGTAATCTGTTCTGGTGTTAGCGTGGTCAGTGGCTGTGATGGGAAAATAAGCACTTTCCCGGAATCCCAATCAAAACCAGCGTGAATTGACTGAACCTCAACTGAAGGTGTTGAACCAATGCTGCCAGGCGAATGAACAACGATTGTTACATCCATATCGCGACGATGGCTGTGGTTGTTGGACAAAATACGATTCACCAACTCAGAAAATTTGGAAAATTTCATGCTGATTCCCCTTTCTCTGCTCTCTCCTGTCGGAACATCACTATCATCAGGTCGCCTTTTGTCGCTATCCTGGCTGTTGTACCTGGTTCAATGCGGCTAAGCTCAAATGCGTCATAGAACGCTTCTAATGCCTTCTGGCGTAGTTCCTGTTTGCGCCGTTTTTTCCACTGTTTTAGGAAAATGGAACCCAGCCATCGCCATGTACGGGACATGATGTAAAGCCAACCGAGAAGTGCCAGACCGGTATTTAGGAGCGTATCGATCGTTATTGTCGTGTCGATATTCACTGGCTGCTTCCTTTGCGAATCTGTTCCGCCCATTCTTCAAGGGATTTCTCCGCATATTCACCAGACAGGCCATCAATCGGATGCGCTTCATTAGCCAACTCTTCTTTCGCTGACAAAATCATGCGTGTAACGTCGAAAACTTCACGCAAAGACTTATTGATAAATCCGTGATTGAACGCAGCAGCAAGACGGCTGGCGGTATAGTTAATCCCCTCGTTGCGTGCCTCCGCACGTATTTCAGCCAGGAAAGCATCGGTGGCTGACATATTTCCTGTTGCCTTCATGGCCTTCAAAATAACCAGAACGTCATCTTGCCCAACCAACTCGGAGATAATCTCAGTGTTGTCGCCAACAACCTCACAGAATGCCTGAACAGCTTTACGAGCAAGTGCATTCTCCGCCGCCAGCGCATTAGCACGCACCAGTTGCACTTCCAGTTGCGTTGCCAAATCGCTGATCAGCTTTGCCACACTGCGCATATCAACGGCACCACATTCTGCTTTCAGTTCCGAAGCCATCTCATGCCCGGCGGCAACTAACCCTTTGATATTACTTTCCATCTTTACCCTCGCTTATCCACATAACTTATTGATTACATTGATAACTAAAAAGATCGTCGATTCAGAACTCTTCGATTTTCCATCCGCCACCTGCTTTCTTTGGCTTAACAGTTACCCCGATGATTCGGAACGGATATTGATCTGCGGCGACTTTGGTTTTCACCCTGGCGTCGTCGGTCCAGAAACCTTTCACTTCGTGCAGTTCCATCTCTCCGGTGGCGAGCATCACAGCGAAATCTGGCGTATAGAACGTGTTATCAGCTAACCGCAGCTTGATACCCTCGAATCGATACCAGGCGATTTCCCCTGCACGTTTACGCAGCTCAAGGTGCTGGCAATACACAGATTCTGTTTTGTTCATCTGGCCTGTTTTGAGTCGACCAAGAGCCTGTATCTGTTTTCTCATGATTTACCCCTGAGGTAATTAAAAACCACATAAGACACGAAATCAATAGAGTTTAGAATATTTTATTACCCAACAGGTAATTATCAAGACGTAAAAAAATGCGCTATCGCGCTGGTATTACTTGATAAATCCTGCCGCCTTTCCCCGCCTGTATTCCTCCATCAGCCACTGCGCCGGTGTTATTCCCCCCAGGGTGGCGGCGTTAGGCATACACCCGAAACTTCGCCCTGGTGGATGGTAAACGTCTCTCCCTGTGTCCGGAGGTGTACTCATGGGTTCTGGCTTTGCCTGTATGCTGATCACCGGATCGGGTATCTGCTGTCCGGAAGCCACCTTTTTCGCCCAATCATCGAGCAGCCTGCGCGCGTGTTTCTCAACCTCAATCTCGCTAAGCTGGCGCTGATACATTGCACGGCGGGTATCACATACGACCCAGTACATAACCGGATGTCGCCACGGGAATCTTTCGGGACCACCAGGATATAAACTTTTTTCCTTGCTGTACCGGTGAAACTCCGCCATCACATCGTCAATGGTGACGCCAAGAACCATCTTGCTGTCTTTGCACCACTTGATGAATTGCCCAGGCGACGGCCAGAACGGAGATTCACTGGCGCGGGCGTGGCGCATACCAGCGTTAACCTGTTCCATTGTTGTGATCCCATTCTCCAGAAACGCAAGCATCCATTGCTTACGGAATTCATTAAGTTTGTTCTGCTCCCTTATGGTCGAAACGCTTGCAGGAAATGCAGCCTGTAACTGGACAAATAGTTCATTGAAAATTCTAGCAACCTGCTCCTTTTTGCCATTGCTGTCACGCCGCTCTTCATGCACAGCAACACCATGCTCACGTAAGCGATCGTACTCATTGAGAAGTTCTGGAGTTGATTTCATCCCACACCCCTTCTATCCAGTCAGTGTTATTCCAGTCAAGCTCATCGCTTTTCCCGGCGTTTTTTGATTTTCCCCTGATATGATTTACGTGCCTGGCGAATTTTTGTTCCCACTGAACCTGCGTGAACACTTTGCCCTCAGCCATCCAGTAATCCCGGAATGCAGCAAGTTCAGCAGGTGTAAATTCCGGTTCCGGCAGGGCCGTTCCCCACAGCGCAGCACGCCGTCGAAAATCCGGCGACGGATGCCAGCCATCGGTCATCGGAAATTTCCCGATGGGTTCACTCAGGCCATCCAGAAATTCAGGTTCAGCCACCTGCAACGGCATACCGTTCGCTTCACTGGTCGGAGCACCCTCGCGCACGTGCGCTATGTGTGGGGTTTTATATATATCTTCCTCTTCCTCTTCCTCTGGTAACTCCTTTTGTAACGCTGTTGGCGTTACTTTTTGCGTTACTCGTTTTCGATGCTCTGCCACTCTTCTATTCGTAAGTGCACGTTTTTTCGATGATTCTCCATTATGTCGCTCAAAGTTTGGAAGAATTAGTTTGCCGTCATGATAAGCAAGCCATCCGACGCTAATGAGGGCGTCAGCAAATCCTGTAATAAAAGCGAGTCTATCAAGTACTCCTTTTGTAACGCTGCCAGCGTTACCGTCTATTGTTTGCTGGTCAGCCCATGCCCATATACGAACCAGCTTTCCAAGAACAGCATCTGGATCAATACCCAGAATTTCTGCTATCTGAAAAATTTCAGGTTTATCAGGAGTGATAACTTCAACCTTAATCCAGCTGCTTGCCATAGGTTTCCCCTCTTGCACTCTTTAGTGCACAAGCAAATTCATTACGATGGCGGTTGGCGCTATTCATTGCACATTCAACACATGTTCCGTTCAGAACATACCTTTCAGAGAGATGGCCGTGACGGCACCGCTTTCCTGTGAAATAGCGATTTAACCCGGCTTTTGCGGCCTCCATTCTGGTTACTATCTTCAATTTTTCCGCCCCTTTTTGTTATTGATATTGGCTATTTTGCACAATTGGAAAATTTGATCAACCAGATTTGGTTTTTTATTACCTTTGAGGTACGAATAGATATGAAAAGACCGCCGGGTGGCGGTCTACAGAGGGTTGTAGCTGGATATCATGAGTAGAAGAAGTATGCCAGTTCTGCTTTTGAGCGCAGCCATTGTCTTGTTTTACAGGCTTTAAAAAGCCCATTCATCAATACTTTACCTGGCATTTTGCGCTTACCTGTTAAGTGAGTCTGGATATAGTGACTCGTCGTTCCGGCTTCCTGTGCGAAGGCTTCACGCTCATCCGGAGTAAGTGCAAGCCAGTGCTTTTTGAAATCGAAATGTCCGTTATCGCTCATAGCTATTGCCTGATATTTATTTCAGATAATAAATATTCACCCATAAGGTAACAAAAATCAAGGATAGTTACCCATGAGGTGCATTTACCTGTTGGGTAATATTGCTTTAAATTGAATCATCTACTGATTCATATATGAGGCGATTTTCCAGAAAATGAAAAGTATCCAGGACGTCCGCAGGCAAAATCTCAACGACTTGATCGACCGTGAATTCAATGGTGTTCAGACGCGGATGGCAGAAAAACTTGGAACTCAGGCAAATCTGGTAAACCGCTGGGCTCTTGGCAAGAAGGTTATCGGCGACCAGGTTGCGCGAAAAATTGAAGCTGCCGCCAATAAACCACGTAACTGGCTTGATATCGATCGCTCGCTTTCTCAGGAAGGTTTTCAGCCTGTCGGCCCAAGCGACATTGGTCAGCTGGCGGCTCACAACCTGGAACGCTGGATGAGCGAAAGCCGCGACCTTTCAACTCAGGGAAAACTTCACCGCGCATCCGGCGTCGCCCAGGTGACAATCAGCCGCCTGTTAAACAATGAGGTCAGTGTTTCCATTTCCACCCTGGAGAATGTTGCATCAGCATTCGGGCGTCACGGCTATGAATTACTGATTCACCCGCACGACCCTGCGACCATCAACTATGACCGCTCGCGCTACGCATTGTTACCCGAAACCGAGAAAGCAAAGATCGAAAGTTACATTGAATTTGTCATCAACCAGAACGAAAAAAACAAACAATAAAATCATATTTTTCAGTAAGTAAGCCGCCTTCTGGCGGCTTTTTTATTGCCTATACTATTACCTAATGGGTAATTTTTTTAACTCATATCTATTGACATCAAACCAAATACGCATAATTATTACCTCAACGGTAACAGACCGAGGTAACAAGTTATGCAGTGGAAAATCATCAACGGTTGGTACTGCGTTACTGCATGCGGATTCATGAGCTGGAAGTTCCGCACCTTACAGGAAGGCATTAAGTGGGCTTTCGTCAGCAAAGAAGCTCGCGATGTGGCCAACGATAACGAGATATGGGAGGGCTGATAATGAACGTTAATCAGCAGAAAAATCTTCAAAAAATCATGCTGGCATTCGACAAGGACTACCGCCTGTCAGAACAGCTATATGACCGACAAGTTGAACTGATCGAGAGCATCCGGCTTCATCAACTGGCCTCAACTTTCGACGCTGTAACAGGTAAAGGCGTTCGCCAGGAAGTACTGGAGGCCGCTAAAGACAGTCCAGAGTTCGAAGAACTGATGGATTCCTACCGGCGAGAGGCAATGGCAATTATCGCCCGCTGGGATCTGGCTGATCAGCTTGATGGGCAGAGGGACGCGGCATGAAACCGGGAATTTATTTCGACATCAGCAACGAAGACTACCACGCCGGTGACGGCGTGAGTAAGTCGCAACTGGACATGGTTGCCAAGAATCCGGCGCTTCTTAAATGGGTTCAGGCAGCACCAGAAGACGAAGAGAAAAAGTCTGCACTGGATATGGGAACCGCATTGCACTGTCTGCTTCTGGAGCCTGGAGAGTTCGACAAACGCTTCATTGTTTCACCGAAATTCGAACGTCGGACGAAACAAGGTAAAGCTGACGAAGAGGCATTTCTTCGTGATATTGCGGATATGGGGATTTCGGTACTTGATGCAGAGCAGTGGCGGAAACTGGAGCTGATGCGTGATAGCGCAATGGCTCACCCGGCGGCACGCTGGATGTTGGAAGCACCTGGTTACTGCGAAGCATCAATGTACTGGAACGATGAAGAGACGGGGGAGTTGTGCCGAATTCGTCCAGACAAATGGCTGAACGAGCACAACGTGATCGTCGACGTGAAAAAGGTTGCAGATATGGACCGTTTTGCACGCCACATCGAGGAATTCCGCTACCACGTGCAGGACGCAATGTACCGCGAAGGCGCAATGAGGGTTACTGGTCAGCCGCATGGTTTTTTCTTTCTTGCCGTGAGCGAAAGCATTGATTGTGGTCGGTATCCGGTACGCGTGTTCGAGCTGGATGCGCAGGATGTCGATGCCGGGCACGCTCTGTTCCGCCGGGATCTGAATACCTATCACGAATGCCGCATCAATGATGAATGGGGCGGTGTGGAAATCATTAAACGCCCTGAGTGGGCACGCAAACAGGATATGTACATATGAGCAACGACATCGCAAACATCAACGCACCAGTAGACACAGCAATCGCTGGAACTGCTGCAACTATTTTCAGCCCAGACGGCTTGAACCAACTGATGAAATTCGCCGAGGTAATGGCGCAAAGCCGCGTAACGGTACCGGCGCACCTCGCCGGGAAACCAGCTGATTGCATGGCCGTGGCAATGCAGGCTGCGCAGTGGGGAATGAACCCGTTTGCCGTGGCTCAGAAAACCCATGTTGTGAACGGCACGCTAGGTTATGAAGCCCAATTAGTAAACGCAGTTATCTCAACGATGTCGCCAACAAAAGATCGCATCAACTACGAGTGGTTCGGGCCGTGGGAACGCGTGATCGGTAAGTTTGTTGAGAAAACATCCAAAAACGGCAATCCATATATCGCACCAGGCTGGACTCTAAAAGACGAAGAAGGCTGCGGTGTTCGCGTATGGGCAACCATGAAGGGCGAGGATCAACCTCGAGTGCTTGAGTTAATGCTGTCTCAAGCACAGGTAAGAAACTCCACACTTTGGGCCAGTGATCCGAAACAACAACTCGCATACCTTGCGACAAAACGCTGGTCTCGCTTGCACTGTCCTGACGTAATCATGGGCGTCTACACCCCTGACGAATTACAGGAAACGGCACCGCGCGTTGAGCGAGACATTACTCCGCAAACGACCACTGCTGCGGGAATGAACAGTCTGATCAACGCTAAACCAGTGAAAAAGCCTGATGAGCAAACGCGTAAAGCGGATAGCCGTGATCCAGAAGAAATGCTGATGGCCTTTACCAGCGCAGCGATGAATTACAGCACTGTCTCCGAACTGGATAAGGCTTACAAATACATTGAACAGAAACTTTCAGATGATGACGAACTGCTGGCAAAAGCCACCGACGTTTACAGCGTTCGTCGGGAAGAATTAAACGAAACATCTATGTAACCACCACCGCGGCGCCACGCGCGCCGCACTGCAACCAAGAGAGGTATTTATGAAAGGTGCATTAGGTAAGAAGGAACTCCTGGCGGTGGTGCCACTGTCATGGAGCACTATCGACCGTATGGAGCGCGCAGGGGAATTTCCTAAACGCTGGTATATCACTGACAAACGCTGCGCATGGAACCGTGACGAAGTTGAGCGTTGGCTTGATGAACGTCAGGCAGCAAGCCCGGCAGAGTTCCAGGGTAAAAAGCCTCCTGTTCAGCAACGTGTATATCGTCCTGTGAGCAACGCTGCATGAGTGCGCTGCTAAGGCACTGGAGCAAATGGTCAGGATGGTACTTATTCCTGGCCTCTGTTTCAGCATGGCTTTATCTGCTGGCATTAATTTTCAGAGAGGGTTGGATTAAGTGAGAAAGTTAAGCCGACTTGAAAAATATCACATGAACAAGGTTTCAATGCGCCGTCCTTCAAAGGTTATCGCCGTTACTCCTGCGGCGATAGAGTTCGAAAAACGCGCGATTGAAAGAGAGAAAAAAGGGCAGTTCCGCATTGCCGCCCACCTTTGGCTTCAGTGTATGGATGTTGCTTCTGGTGATGTTGAGCGTGCAAGGATCGCGGTTCGCAGGGACCAATGTATCACAAAAGGTAACGGCCTTCGCCGTGGAGACTATAGCGGTATAGGATGTTGCGGGGTGGTTTATGACTAAGAAATACACGCTAATCTATGCAGATCCACCATGGGTATACCGGGACAAAGCCGCAGATGGTAATCGCGGTGCCGGTTTTAAATATCCAGTTATGAGTGTGCTGGATATCTGCCGCCTTCCTGTGTGGGATTTGGCCGCTGAAAACTGTCTGTTGGCCATGTGGTGGGTGCCAACACAACCACTCGAAGCACTAAAAGTTGTTGAAGCCTGGGGATTTCGTCTTATGACCATGAAGGGCTTCACGTGGATAAAATGTGGTAGTCGACAACCAGATAAACTGGTTATGGGTATGGGACACATGACTCGCGCCAATAGTGAAGATTGCCTGTTTGCGGTAAAGGGAAAACTACCTCCGCGCATTAATGCAGGGATCGTTCAGTCATTTACCGCACCGCGGCTTGAGCACTCAAGAAAACCAGATGTCGTTCGTGAAAAACTTGTGCAATTGTTAGGCGATGTTTCTCGCATTGAACTGTTCGCCCGCCAGTCGTCTCATGGCTTCGATGTTTGGGGTAATCAGTGCGAAGACTCGGCAGTGCAACTACACCCTGGATACGCGTTGGATATTGGCGGATTAACAAATGCATTCAGCAATTCTCCGCTGTCACCAACAGACAACCAGGGGCGGGAGCGTGCTGCATGAACATGGCATCACCAGCAGATTTAAGAAAATGCCTTGAAACTGCAAACATGCTTGCACACAGCGGGATCAGGTTTGTTCCAATTCCCGCTGTCACTGATGCTGAATTTGCAACACTGTCAGCAATATTCGAAAACAAAATTGAATCACTGGCAGCAGAAGCAGAGATGGAAGAAAATCAGCAGAACTATTAAACGTTATTCCCCCGCCATCCACTTCTCAAACTTCGACGGGGAGAACGGAATCAGATCCGTATGCTCCCCGTTAATCCAGGAATCAATCATATCGGCCCACTGCTGCAACATGTAGGCGCGCTGTCTGGCGTATTCCGCTTTGTTATATACGGCGCGCACACCTTTCTGCTCATGTGCCAGAGCCTTTTCAATCCAGTCTGAAGGATAACCAGCCTCATGCAACAACGTACTGGCTGTACGGCGCATATCGTGTACGGTGAAGCCCTGAATATGCTCACCATCTTCATTTATTATTTTCACCGTTCTGTCGATCAGAGAGTTCAGCGCGGCATTAGATAATGGCTTCCGGAAATTGTAACGACCAGGAACCAGATATTCACTTCCACCAGCGCACATCTGCAACCCAACCAATATATCCTGTGCCTGTTTAGGCAGGTAAATAACGTGCGCCCGGCTTCCCTTCATGCGGTCTGAAGGAATTGTCCATGTCCATTTTTTAAAATCTATTTCATCCCACGTTGCATTGGTGAATTCGCCTTTACGAACCATAGTGATAAGCACCAGCTTTAAAGCCATTTTCATAGTGCCCATAGCACCAATGGCATCCAGCGTGCGGAAGAACAGACCAATTTCTTCTGGTGTCAGTGTTCGCTCTCGTGGTTTAAATATGGCGATAGACGAAGGTTTAATGTCAGCCGCAGGATTAAACAAACCATGACCACGGTCATTGGCATGACGGTATACGCTGCTGATGATCTCCCTGGCCTGCACTGCTGTTGCCCGGCCGCCGCGTTCGACAATCCGGTCACACAAATCACGAACCATCGATGTGGTAATTTCAGTCATCATTTTGTTGCCAAGAACCGGAAGTATGTCACGGTCGATCACCACCTGCTTCATTGCGCGGGTACTGTCAGCTAGGATGACATGTTTCATATAACTGTCGGTATGTACCGCAAACGTCTCGGCACCACGAATCTTTTTGATACCGTCACGTTTAGCCGCAGCCGGTGACTGGCCTGCTTTAAGCAGCTTCTTTGCAGCAATCAGTTCTTCTCGCGCTTCTGCCAGGCTGATACCGTCACGCCCATACTGCCCGATTACCAGTGTTTCGCGGCGACCGTTGATACGGTAGTCATAGCGAAACGAGACCGTGCCTGACGTAAGCACAGCTACATACAGCCCGTCACGATCGGAGACCTTGTACAGTTTGTCCTGCGGCTTGAGGTTTTTTAATTTTGTATCGGTAAGCAC